ATGAGGAGGTATATTATCCAGTTCACGCTTGATCTCTCGTTGCATCAATCCTAGTTGATACAAAGCTTTATCCCGGGCATTGGCCGTGCCGGAATCGATCTTCTGTTTCAGGGTTTGCATGTCTTGATCCGTAATCGAATTGATTTGATCGGTAGTCGCGCCCCATCCCTTTGCGATTTCGGTCGCGTGGTTCAACATCAATAACTTTGCTTGCAACACCGGATTGTTCATCTTCCCGGGGAATTGTTGCATTTTGATTCCGGTTTGATCTACCAGGTTTTGAACGGCGGTGTTCATTTCTTGCTTAAAGGCTTCCGTATTCTGCACTGCTTGAAACCGGGCTTGAAAGACCGGATCGTTTACCAATTGGGGGAGTTGCCCCCATTTTTGCATCAAATCGAACTGAGTCTGATTCAATTCGTTTCGGAACATCTGCTGTTGGGAAATCATCGGCTCATATGTTCCGAACAATTTCTGTATTTGAGTGGGCAACCATCCCAGCGCATCCCGGAAGGCATTTACCTTCTGCGTGGCTTCCTCGTTTTCTCCCGACATTTGATCAACGGCCGCCGATACCCCAACAATGGGAGCGACGATTCCAAACAACCTCGTTCCCCAACGCCCCAGTGAAGCCAAGAATCCATCCGAGGATCCGGTTGCCCCGGCGGCCGCCGTACCAACACCACGGATCCCTTTAGCCGCATCTCCAGCAGGACCGCTTATACCACGGAAAACTTGCCAAGCGGTTCCGCCAAATTTGGAGACGGCCAATCCGGCGCCACCCAAAATGCTGGTGATTCCTACTTCCCAACCGCCCCAGTCATGAAGCGTATTGACGATCTTATCAGCCACGCCGCCTAGATGTTCTTCTGCTCCAATCTCGAAATCCCGGAAAAACCGATTCATCTTATTACCTGTGGTGTCCCATTGCGCATTCAGGGAATCCAAGCTCTTTTCGTTGGCATAAAGCCCATCCGCATGTTTCGACCACAACGGAATCATTCGGTCCAATTGGTCGATGTTGTCCTTCCCGATCTCCCCGAACAATTCCTGGATCCGGTTATATCGTTCGGTCCGATCCGATAAATTGCCAAGGGCGAGCATGATTTCATCGAATGCTTTCTTTGCCCTTGGCCCTCCAGCTTCAAGATCCTTGAATAGCTGATCCGCTTTTTGACTGTCGAATAGCTTATCCAGGGCTTGTTTCGTTTCGTCGGCGTTTTCGTTAACCTGGATAAAGAACTCCTGGAACAGATCGGCAATTTTATCCGTATTCATGGCCCCTGTCTTGAGTCCATAATCCAGGATCTCGAAAAACTCTTGGACCGAAAAGCCAGCTGCTTGGAAGTCGGGACCGTATTCTCGGATGGTATCGTTGATGTCGGACGCCCGATCGCCCCAGTTTCGATACAATTCGACAATCCCGGCCAGTGCTTGTCGTTGATCTGCCCCCGGCCATTGAATTTTAATCTGTTGGAGTGCACTGGTGACCTCCAACGCTTCAAATCCCATATGTCCCAGAGATTCTTGAGCACCCAAAATATCCATCGTCAGGGTTTTCAGTTCATCCCCGGTGGCCCCTGTCGCCCGGTGGACTTCCGTCATGGCCCCAAAGACCATATCCCAACCTTGTCCGGTTTCGCTTGCCACCTGCCGGGCGATAACCCCCATCTGTTCGGTTTCTTTAGCAGTCAAGTCCAAGCTGGAGCGCATCCTGGCCAGCCCTTGGTCAATATTAACAATGCCTTGATAGGCTTCCGCCAAGCCCAAACCAGCGGCGATTCCTCCGCCTGCTCCGGCCAGGGATCCCCAATCAATTTCTCCCAACCTTTGGAGACGGCTCTCGGTTTCCTGCGCTTCCTGTTTGGTTTCCTGGAGCTCTTCTTGTGCTTGTCGCGCTCCACGGGCGATATCCTGTCCTGCTTCCAAACCTTCCCGGCCCATCTGATTCAAAGATTGGCCTGCTCTGGTGGCCTCACTTCGGATCGCGGCACCCATCTCGTGGGCTTCCTGCTCGACGCGGTTCATGGCCCGTTGGGCTTCGACGCTGGATTTCTGCATTTCGTTTCCGAAAATGGCCGCACGCAGTTGGGCCTGGCGCAGTTCATCCTCCACTCCGTTCAAGGCCCGCTCAATGCGCTGGGCAGCCCTTACGCCGGCCTGTCCCGCTTGCATGAGTTCCCGGATCAGTCGGTCGGCTTCCACGTCCCCGAACATCTCCGCAAGTGCAGCCCGCACCCGTTCCGCGTCCCGTTCGATGGCCCGCTGGGCGGCGTTCATGCTTCGTTCCATGCTGGAAAGGGATTTCTCGGCGTGCGCTCGGAGTCCTTGAAAAGCCAAGGCCGCATCCTTGGCGTTCCCCATCACTTTGATTGTCAGTTCTTCCGCCATGTCATTCCCTCCTCAGTTTCCGAAGCGTGTCTGTCCGCCCTTATCGAGCCATTCTTCAATGTCGATGTGCTTTACTCTCACTTCATGTCCTCGATATTTGTTCCGCATCCGGGGAGAGAGATGGGCCGTCTGTGCTCTCCGTGCTTTCATTCTCTCGTTGGTGATGTTCACCTTCGCTTTTAGAAGAAGGTGGAGTTGTTCATCCGTGTACTCGTCCACCACTTCCGGCCGCCACCCGAAATACTCCAGAAAGATCATGTAGTTTCTTGCCGCCCATCCTTCCTCCGGTTCTTCCGGCGGGGGACTATCGGTTTCGGCTCCGTCTCCACCCCGGTGTACGTTAAAAAATGATTCACCACCGCGATGGCATGGGCCAATTCTTCCCGGGTGGCCTCTTCTTCCAAAAGCCGCTCTCGTTCATCCTCCGGCATCTCCGCCAATTCCGGGATTGCAATCATCAGGAGTTTGGTTTGGCCTTCATATCCCAAATCCAACAGATTTAATTCCATCTCCAACAATTCATCTACATCATTGATCTTTCTCTCCCGAGAAATCTCCACCTGATTCCGAAGGAGTTGCTCTCGGAATTGACGTTCCCGTTTCCGATTCATGGGCCGGATTTCAAACAGTTTCCCGCCAATAGAAACAGGGACCCCGTCCCTGTTCATCTTTTGGTCCGGGGTCCTATTGTCGATGGCTCTTTTCTTTTCTTCGAGAGTCGCGTTCGGTCGGCAAATGAACGCCATGAAAATCACCCTTATCCCGTAGCTTCTGCAGTTTCGATCAAGATGGTGCCCAATTGTTCGCCCTTCGGCTTGGAAAGATCCATCAAAGCCCGGAACTGCAGCGGAATGGAAGTCTTTCCGGTCTTGGTGAATCCGGATTCTACTTCCGACACTCCGACTACCCTGTGCAACGTAATCACGATGTTCAGATTCGGATTGGCTCGACGCGGGACCGTGTATACCAATTTGTATTGCTTGTTGATCGCCGCGCCACCGAATTTTAACTCATCGGACCCGGCAACACCCGTCCCCGGCACCGTGGTCGTGATCTCTCCGTGGCCGAAAGCCGCTTGCAAAATTTTCGCCGTGAACTCGTTGGCCGCAATTTCAAACGTCAGCTCCTCGTCATCCACAAAGTGGTCAATGGGTCCGATCGCTTCATCAATGGAAATCATTTGGACTCCTCGTGTATAAGCCAACGCTCCCCCTTCATCCGAAGCCGCCACAGTCACATCCGCTTCGGAATTGGGCGTGCCGTTGACGATCTCGAACAGTTCCAGCGTCCCAGAACCGACATGAATCGCAGTCACATCAACCGCCATTATTTGTCATCCCCTTTCTTTTTCGGCTCATCGGCCACTTTCTCGAAACGGTGGCCTTTTTGGGCCAAGGCTTGCAAGGTCAACTCTTCCTGCTTAGTGACTTCCAAGGGTTCACCGTTACGGCGGAATTGTTTATTGCCCACCTTCAACACATCGGCATAACCCAGATACCGGATTTTAGACAATCTGCCACCCTCCCTTCAGATGGAGCCCCTGCACTTCCAGGGTCATGGAAGCCACGCGGAGTTGGTTTCCTTGATTGTCTACCCCTTCCCGCAGTTGGACCTCCTCCACAACCGGGTTAAACAACCGCTCCTTCGCCCACAAATCGTCTGTCTCCAACAGGCTCCCAGCCGCTGCCGTCGCTCGCTCAATGTGACGTTGGACCTCGGCGCCGTCCCAAGAGGAATACCATAATTCGATGGTAAACTGAAAACCCCGTTGCTCTACTCCGCTTTCGTCTTGGTTTCGTTTCGGCATCCCGTCGCTGAACACAAAACAGACGGGAAAACTCATCAGATTTTCTACCGGGACCGGGTATTCGTAATATTCCACTGGGGCGGGGGTCATTGTTCCGTCCCCCTGTGCCGTGTCAATTTCCTGCAAACGGGCCGCGATATTGTCCTGCAGTAGCTTCATCGCAAATTTGCGCACCTGTTCGATGTTCATGGCTCACGGTCCACCCTTAACTTCCAGTTTTTATAGTTAAGGTGACGCTCCAGCGTATCTTCGATCCGGCCTTTTCCGAACCAAAGGATTCGATGAGCGATGGAAACCCATCGTTTCCTTTGGTTTTTGGTCAATCGGAGCGGTGGCCGGGCAGGCATTCGGCTGGTCCCCCGCTGATGGAGGAGACCCAAATTATAACGCCCATCCGGCGTTCGGACCTTTGTCCCGAGTTCCATCCAATCGGGATTGATAACCCGAATACTTCCCGGGGCTGACGGACGGGTCAAAGATGCTCGTAATTCCCCGGTTAACTCCAAAATGCCGCGCCCCGGGAAATGCTGCCGTTTCCACGCAGCATATCTCGGACTGAGGGCCGCCCAGGCAGACAGCCCCTCAAAGGACCCCTCCCGCAAAAACACCCGCTGCTGGGTTTGGTAAAAATCCATTTCCATCTCTTCGAAGGCGGGCGTGAAGTCCTGGATGTTGTCGGAGATAATCTCCAGCGCCCGGGAGAGTTGCCGTTTTCCTTCTACTTCCGCATGCAGATAGAACATCGTTCACCACTCCGACTCTCCGACCGAAAACTGGTTTTCGTACTCCACCTTTTTTACTTTGGAGGTCCCAGTGATTGGACCGATAACGATTTGGCCGGAAATGATCATGTCCAGATACCGCTGGGCCTCCTCTTCCCATTCCTGGGCCTTTTGAGATGGTCCCTGTATGGTCCGACCGTGGGCGATCCGCCACACCGTCGCAGCCGTGAACCGGGCACAGATGAACTTTAACATCCGGACGCCTTCTTCGTCGGTGATCGGGACAGTGTAAATAGCCTTCAGTTGCAGGTCCACCCGGGTCTCGGTATCTTCCATGTGATCGTTCAAATCGCTTTCCGGAATTGGCACTCCATTAGAAAAGTCAACGCCCTGCTGACCGGTTGCCCGGAGCAGGGCTTCAACATCTTCTTTTTGGTGATAGTTTAGGGCCATCTATACCACCGCCCTATTTTTTCTTAGCCGATTTCCCCTTCGGTTCGTCCTTCTTCGTGTCAGCGACGGGCTCCATGCCGAGCGGGGTTGCTTCAAGAACGGATTTCTCAACCCCGAACTCTTCCCCGGGTTTGTAGGCTTTCCCGTCATAGTAGACATGGTGGACGGCTTTCACTTTTACTTTCATGCTCAGCCCTCCCTTCATTAAGCGGCGTTCACAATCAGCACGCCAGCATCGGGGGCCACAATCCGCTCGTCCACTTCTTCGGACACCTCGAAGAAATCGGTCCGTTTGTCGGCCTCATACCAGCGCCGAACTTCCCGCGCTTGATGCTCGAAGGTGTAACCGAAGGTCATCTGCCGCAGACCCGGGCGGGGGGCCACATACCCGATCCAAACGTAATCTTCCCACAGATCCACCAGGCTCGGGGTTTGTCCAGCGTTGGCCGTGTTGTAGATGCTGCCCGCGACCAACACGTTTTGAATCCCGAAAAGTTGGGCCAGCAAAGAGGGCGTGATATTCCCCGGGCCCGCCGCCTGGGTATATTTGATGCTATCTTTGACATCAGGGTGTTTTTTACACGCCTGATAGGCATCAGATGACAGAACCACCGTATTCGCGACAATCCCCTTCGAGCGAAGGATCTCCTTCGCCTGTTCAATCTGATCATAGGGGCTGGTGGCGCTGGTTCCGTTCCATTCGCTTCCCGCGGCATTGGTGATTACATGCTCCGGATCATAGTTGGCCGGATCGGTCACCAGCGCTTTCACCCGCAATTCCCGATCCAAAAGGATCAGTTCGGTGATATTTTCAACGGTCGTTTGATCCAATTCGACGGGGGAATCTTGGGCTTTCCGATCTTCCTCCGTCACCTTCCCGAGCAAAGCGTAGGGCTTCGTTTCATAGGTTGCCCGGGTCACTTTCCACTCGACCTCACGGGCCCGGGTCCCGGGAGCCCTCAGAGTATTGGGGAATGGCCCGAATTTCTCCTTACCGAAAACGTAATAATCCCCTTTGGGCTTGGAAAGGTTCGTAATTCTCGGGAACAACCGATCCGCAATGAAATCTTGCGGCTGATAAGCAATCGACAGATTCGTCAACACAGTATCTTTGTATACAGCACTGCGCGGCATAGCCATTGTTATCTACCTCCTTGTTATGCTCCAGACGAATCAGACGGAACGGTATAGCTAGAAGGAACCAACACCGCCTCAATGATGTCCCCGGCGGCGTCGGCTTTGCTGATCGCATATCCAATGACATTGACAGTCGATCCGGCGGCTTCTCCGCCAACAGCAGCGACTTGGCCATTGGAAGCCGCCTTCAATCGAGCCCCCGCAGCAATCGCACCGGAAGCGACCACTTTGGTATAACCGATCACCGTAACGGCGACTCCCCGGCCACTTTTGGCTTCATACTGGGCCACGCCGGCGGCTTGGTCGGATGCCGACGTTGCCGGGACAACATTTCCGTTGGAATCAAATTTGACGACATTGTATTCGCCGATATCGGCTCCAGCTTTGAAACTCAGAGTCAAACCGTGAGACATGTTTCACAACCTCCTTTTATTCCCCGCGCATTTTGCGCTGATAGGCTTCAATCAGATCCGGTTTATCCTTCGCAACCATGCTCATCGCTTCGCTGAAAGTCACATTGTGCTTTTCCTGATAGGCTTTCACTTCGGCCAGCATCAGCTGTTCCGGATCTGGGTTGTCCTCGTCGTACTTCGGGGCCTGGTTGGTCCCGATTTCACCCAACGGGACAATCACCGGCATATCCTTGAGGATCTTCTCCACCTTCTCCGGGTTTTCCATGAACAGCTTCTCGTAATGCTCGGCCAGAATCCGGTTCAGTTTGCCCTGGGCCATGTACTTATCCCTGATCTTGGCCCATTCGGCCTTCCGGTTCTTCTCCTGCAACTCCTTCACTTGTCCTTGGAGTTCGCTCAATTGCTTCTGCAGCTCCTGATTTCGCTGCTCAGCCAAATGCCACTGGCGAATGGCTTCCTCATTGACCCCTTGGATGGCCTCGGGGTTCTTCGCGAACTCGCTCAGCCGCTTTTGCAGGGCTTCGACGTTGACTTCCTCTTCATCGAATCCCAAGAGGCGGCGCACATCTTCAGACAGTTTGACATTGCTCATCGGATTTCCACCTTTCGTTTTTTTCTCGGGAGCATTGGCCCGGCGGATGGCTTCCTCCAATTGGTCAACGGTGAAATCCTCCCCCAAGCCAAGCATCTCCCGGATGTCATCACTCAATTGAATCGAAGGCATATTTTCTTCCCCTCCTTCCTCAGATAAAAGAACCGGCGCCATTCCTTTAATGAAGGGCCGGTTCGTCAGCCCTCCCCCCAACAGGGTCGGGCCGAATTTCTTCCCTGTTTCCGGGTCTTGATAGTTGGGAGCAAAATCAATGCTGAAATAACGGTAAATCCCGTCTTTCAGTAGCTGCACCCCAAACGGTGTCCATTCCACCTCGGCCCATAACTCGTTGCCTTTCTTGTACAACTCCTTGATCCATCCCGCCGCTCCATCTTCGGGTCGGTGGGCCGGATCCACTGCCAGATCCACGCCGCGGACCTTGTTGTAGAAGTTGTCCACGAAAGACTGCAGGGTTTGCTCCGTGATTTTGAGTTTCCCATATTGAGGGTGGTTCCACTCCCCGGTTCGGGCCATCTGGATCATGCTCCGTGGCCGCTCCCCCTCCATCTCATCCAAGACATGCTGTAGATCCTGCGTGTCAGCGACTAGATGAATCCTTTCCAAACCCATCCCCCCTTTCGCCCATCAGTCACTATCCGTCTCCTCTTCCTCCGCTTCCTGTTGGCATTCTCCAACTGTCTTTCCTTCTGCGTACGTACAGGGTTGTTCTTTGCTTAAAAATACTCCATGACATGTGGGACAGTAATGCAACACTCCGGATTTAATCACCCGCCTCCCCCTTTCAAGTTGGAGCCATGTGGCCAAACATCGAAGGTTAAATTCTTCCTTCTCATCGAATAACAAACTGCCGTGCTCCTCCACTAAGGATTCCGGCGGATCTTTCCAATCCGGCTCCGGTTGTGGATCCTCATCCGGCAAGATGTAAGCCCATATGCAT